ACAATCAATGATATGATTGCTCCTACTAATAATGATTTCAACATCGGTGGAGATAGATTATACTTTAACAGACAGTACATTGTAGAAGAGGCAACTGGTCTAACATCATCAGAATTTAACTATACACTTAATGGCATATCTTACAACGCATACAGTTATCCTGGTACTGGTAGAACTGAAATAATAGTTCAAAATAATCTTAAAGATCTTCTTGACGGTATAATATCTGATTTACAAACTGGTGGTCAAAATAGCACTGTAGCTGCTCTGGAAGTATATCTAACTGCTGGCTTACAAATACAAACAATAGAAGAGGAATTACCTTCATTCATCTTTGCTATAGAACAGATCGGGGTTATTGGTGAGCATGCGATTAATAATTTACTTTATGATTTCAATAGTGGATTTACTCTACCAACTGGATATTCTGCAACGAAGACTGATGAAACTGCAGTTAGAGATTCAGAATCACCAACTACTATTTCTACTGTAATTACTCGATTTAGAGAGTTAATTAAGATTGCAGTTAACCTATTAGGACCTGCTAAGTTTGCAGGTAGAAGTGCAGCAAAACATCTTCTTTACAACTACAATTATTATAAAGAAGAAATTACTAATCAGGTCAACTCACAGTTTGGTACTGGTCAATGGATATATGATACATTCTTAACCAATATCACTAATGATATGGTACACGATATTATTGCAACTGATCTTACAGATAAAACAACTGCATATGAGATTACACTTACAAGTAATATTGGAAACTATACAGTTGGTGAGGTAGTTCATTCAAGTAATGGTGCATATGCAAAAGTATTAGAATGGAATGAAGATACAACATTCTTAGTTGTTGCTCCATTTGTGGGAACACAATGGGCAAATGGTAATACTATTGTTGGTAGAACATCTAAAACAGTAGGTGTAGTTAATACAGTTGGTTCTGGATATGACTGGTACAACAAACCAACAAACGTACAAACCATAGCACATGCTAGAACTTTAACATCTAATATTACTGGTCAGATTGCAGGTGTTAACGAATTTACAAATCCTGAAGCAATTGCAACAGATTGGACTGCTACTGAAGCAACAATTACTAACAACTCAATTGCTGCTCCTGATCTTACAATTACTTCTGAGAAAATTGTACCAAGTACTAATACTGCACTTCATACACTTAACAGGAACTTCTCCTTAAATGCATTTGAGACATTTGACTCTGGTGTAGTTAAATTTGACGCTACTAATGAGACATTTGATACTGGTTCTACTTCAGCAACTGCAAGTCAGACATTTACATTCTCAGCATTTGTTAAGGCAGCAGGATATACATCAATTCGTTTCCAGATGGCACTTGACGAAGGAACATCTGCTGTACAAAGAATCTTCTTTGATCTTAACTTAACTGCAGGAACTATAGGTTCTATCTTTACACCTCAAGGTGGTATGAGTAATGATGCTGCAGGAGTAGTTCCTTTAGGTAATGGTTGGTATAGAGCATTTATTACAACCACATTCTCCTTTGGTTTCTCAACACTATCTAATAAAATTATCATTAATAATGCAGCTGGTTCTCAAAACTATGCAGGTAATGGTACAGATGGTATTTACGTTTGGGGTGTTAAACTTACTAAGAGTGCACTTGATCCTTATCAGTCTGGTGACGGCACAGTATTCTACTCTGATAATGAATATAATATCAAGCAGTATGCTATTAATACACTTCAGACATACATGCAACAGGCACTTGATAATACACTTACAGAACCTTCACCTAATGCAGGATTCTATAAGTTCTATGACTCAACTGAAGCTGCAAACTATACTACTAAATCAATGGGTAGAGTTATAAGATCCAATCTTGATATTATTAGGAATCAGATCAAGACAGGAACTTACTATACACAGATTACATCTCAGAATGGTATTACTGTTCCTACTAAGTTATATGGAACTAGAACTATTCCAGTTGGTCTTTCAGGTGGATTGAATAATGCTGATTATGCATATGGTATATCAAGTAATGTTTATGGTGAACTTGAATCTATTGCAGAAAACTCAGGTAAAGTTGTTCAGGTATATCAAAGATTTAGAATTGATGGTGATATAACAGACGGTCCTTATACTATGAATGAGACCGTACAGAAACAAGGTAATGCTTCTATTACTGGTGTTGTTTATGGATTCTATGAAGATGCAAACTACAAGTATCTTGACGTTAAGGTGACTGCAGGACCATGGGCAATTACTGATAATGTTGTTGGTTCATCTAACTCCACAACTGCACAAATTAGTGCAATAGAGAGTCGTATTCATATCATTGATTTATTAGGTGATTTCAGTGATAATATTCCATTCAAAGGTTATACATCTGGAAATAGTGCACAACCTGCATCAGCATTCTTGAAGAACGAAGCTGCAGTGACAGACAATACTGGTGGTACATTGACTGTTGATACTGCATCACTACTAGGATCATTTGAACTCAACTCTGTTGTTTATCCTGAAAGTTCTAGACAGTATCTTGATGTTATTAAATATGATGGATTAGAACTTAAAGTTGGTGCTAAGATCGCATCTACTGGATATATTAAACTTGGTATTAGTATCATATCCAGTCTTGCTACATTCCAAGTTGGAAATAGACTTTATAAGATTTCTAATGGTGTTCAAGATTTGAATACTTATGCAATAATTACTGGTGTAGATGTTGGAAACAACTTTATCTACGCACAAGAGTTCCAAGGAACAATAACAAATGGTGATCAAGTTGGTGATTATGGAGTAGGAAGTTTCCCACAAGGTTATGCAACTATAACAACTAAGGTGACAACTGCAGGTGCTGCATCTGCAACTGTTCAAGATATCAAGACAGTTGGTACTCTTAAGAGAGTATATCTAAGTGATGTTGCAGGAGTATTTGATGTTAATGATGCTGTCAAGAGTATTGATAATTATAAGGCAGCAGTTTCTACTAAAGGTGATCTTAAAGCAAGAGTTAAGAGATCATTCAAAGGATTTGATGGTGTACAAACAACCTTTAATCTATCTCAGAATAATGGTACAAGTTATCTACCAGATCCTGCAGGACATCTATTGATATTCATCAATGGTATTCTACAACCACCAGGTGCAACTAATGCCTATACAGCATTCTCTAATCAGATTCAGTTTACTGAAGCACCTGATCTTGGAGCATCATTCACAGGATTCTATGTTGGTAAACTTAGACAGTTAGATGATATATCATTCGAGTTTGATTCATTAAGACAATCATTTAACTTAAAACGTAATGAGGTATTTTACTCATTGACATTGACTGATGGTGTACAATCATCATCAATTAGACCAGAGAACAATATCATCTGTTCATTGAACGGTGTTATACAGGAACCTGGTATTGGTTTTGAGATTGTTGGTTCTAGAATTATCTTCTCAGAAATACCTCGTGTAGGATCTACATTCGTTGCATTCTCATACGTTGGTTCTGAAGCGGACGTAGACGCTGCTGAGGTTGTACCTCCTGTAGAACCTGGTGATGATATTAGAATACAGGGTGAGACTGAGGATAGAACAGTTGCTGTTATTGAATCTTCTAACTCATTAATTACATTTGATTATCTCGGATCTGTATTTGGTCAAGACGCAATTGCTACTGCTGCGTTGACAACTGGATTCATTAAACAGGTACAAGTTACTGGTGGTGGTTCTGGATATACTACAAGACCTACTGTAAGAGTTGACTCTATATCTGGTTTTGAAGGTAATATTAGAGCACTGGTTGGTGTTGGTGGAGTCACCCTAAGTAATACAGGTACTGGTTATGTAAATCCTGACATCGCAGTAGAAACTTCTGTTCCAGATGACTGGACTGCACCAGATTTAAGTCAATATGGTGAAGAAGTAGTTGACCCTGAGATAATCACATAAATACTTTATAGCAAAAAATCTTAAAGAAAGATGGCAAAACAAGCACTAGATCTAGGAACTGCTGCAAATGATAACACAGGTGATACCCTGAGAGCTGGTGGCGACAAGATTAATGATAATTTTAACGAATTGTATTCTGCGTTAGGTAATGGTACTACATTAACTGTAAATACTACTAACCCTGCTGCAGGACAAGTATTACGTTATGATGGTTCATCTTTTATCCCCTCTGATTATTCTAACCTTACAGCTGCCCTTAATGTAAATGGAAATTCTATCGTATCGTCAAGTAATGGAAACATTGCTATCGCTCCCAACGGAACTGGTAATTTTACTGTGGGTCATGGTTCCATTACTAGCACTTTCAGCGGCTCTGATGGATCTATCGACTTACCGACGACAGTAAAATATAAAAACGAATATACTTCTCTTGCTGCAGCTCCTGCTGCTGCGACATATACTGGTTATTTCTTCACAGTAGATGGTGATGATAAACCATACGTAAACATTAATATAACAGCAGGTGGTGTTGGAGATACAAGAGCAGCACTATTAACACAATATTCTGGTATTGATGACTTATCAAACGTTGATGTCACAACAACTGCTCCAAACTTAAACCAGACTTTAAAATGGAATGGAACTAACTGGGTTCCTGCTGATGATAACGCAGGTGTTAGTTCTGTTAACTTGTTTGCTACAGTTGCAGGTGATTCAGGATCTACAACTGCTAACAGTCAGACTGATACATTAACGATAGCAGGTGGAACAAATATTACCACTGCGGTTTCAGGAGACACACTCACAGTTAACTTCTCTGGTACTTTAACTACCACATTAGCAGCCTTAACAGATACAAACACTGCAGGTATTACTCAGGGTGATAATTTATTCTATAATGGAACCTCATGGGTAGTCACTAGAAGTCCATTGACTTGGTATGAAATAGGTGCACCTGTAGAAGATGCAAGTAATGACTTCTTAATATCAGGACCAGGACTTACTGGTGCAGTTCGAGACCCTACACTTTATGTACATAGAGGTTTTAGTTATGCATTTGATAATTCAGTTGAAGGTGGAGGACATCCATTTAGGATACAGTCTTCTCAAGGTTTAACTGGTACTCCTTATACTACTGGTCAATCTGGTAGTGGAACTACTGTATTATACTGGACTGTTCCTTTTGACGCTCCTGCAACACTGTATTATCAGTGTACTCTCCATGCTGCAATGCAAGGAACTATCAACGTTGTAACATAAATGGCAAGAACCGTTCCAGGTACTGGTGCCGACATTGAACCTATCTTTGACGAAACGTTTGGTGTCCGTGCTGTAAGAGTTGTAAATGGTGGGTCTGGGTATACTCAGGCAGATCCACCTAGACTCACTGTGACTGGTTGTGGAACTCCAACAAGAGATGCAATATTATATCCAATTATAGATGAAGACTCAGGACAAATAGTTCACGTTCGTGTTCTTGATAGAGGTTTGGGTTATGATCCATTAAGAGTGCAAATTATTCCTGAACAGGAAACTCCTAATGTTGTAAATTCATTTGATTTTACAAGAATATTTCAACGTCACCCAAATAGTACTACCACTGCAACATTTGGTACTACAGGTACTCCTGTTAGATCAACAGATAGATTAACTATATTATCAGATAATCATCCGAAACCTTCACAAATTTATCCAACAGAAAGACAGTCTGGTGGATCAACTTTAATTTTAGATAGAACTTTTAATCAGACATTTGTTTATAGAGGTGGTAAGGATGTTCCAAATCCAGGTACAAGAGAATTTCAAAGAAATAAATCACTTGGTATATTAGCAAACGGTGGTCTTTTACATACTCCAGAATGGGGTAGTACAGTTGGTGGAGCACCTACAAACTTTGCTATTGATACTGTAAAGTATGACTACGTAAAAAATACAAGTGTATATGATACGATTATTGATAATCAAACACATTATTATCAAACAAGTAAAACTATAGATGAATTTGCATTAACAAAAGGTGTATTTGAATGGGGTTTACTTAGAGTATTTGTTTGGAATATTAAAGTAGAGTTTGATAATATAATGCTCAACGTTATTAATGTTGATGAGACCTTAGGACAAGTAGAAGTTGGTAGAATTGTAGATGAAGTTAGTGGTACAGGTAGAGGTATAATATCAAAAGTAGTTAAAGATAGTCAGAATGTTGTAACAAGAATATATCTTAGAAGTCTTACAGGAGATGCTTTCTCACAAGATGATCTATGTTTGGGATCTAATGGATTCTCATTTAAAGTAAGCGGTGCACCAAGAACTTTCAATAGTGGTATATTTTATATTGATTTTGGTACTCATGCAAGTGAGTTCGGTCCTTTTGTAGCAGGTCAATATTACTTTGCTCCACAAGATATCAAAGTACATGCTAATAATTTAATTATTTGGAATCAAGCAGATGCTAGTAATGGAATAACGTCAACACATACACAAGGTCATCCTATGCAATTCAGTACCACTGCTGATGGTACATTAAATGGTGGCACATTGTATTATAATAGTACAGGTTCATCAGGTGCTGTTGTTGCAGATTACGAGGAAGCATTTAAACCTTGGTTTATAATGAATCCAGATGAGAATAATAGAATTTACTATTATTGTCAGTTCCACAGATATATGTCTGGGTTTACAGGTGACGAAGGTTATATGCAACTTGATAGTGCTACACAGACAGGTACTGCAGGAGTTGTAAACAACACTTATTATATTGAAGGATACTATGGAAGTGGTGCCACATTAGATTATTCAAGATATGCAAATGGTCATTCTAGAATTATAGGTATGTCATTTGATGGGTATCCTATTTACGGACCTTTTGGAAGAACAGGTAATACATATGCTAAAGAAAGATCAGGATATAGATTAAGAACTACTCCAGAATTACAAGGTGCTAGACCAATAGTCACTACTGCTAGTACAGTCACTTATGCTGTAACTGTATCTAATAATAAATTTCTTTTTGATGGAGCATCTCCTACTTTCTTATCTTTGGATAGAGGAAAGACTTATGTCTTTAATCAATTAGATTCTTCTAATGCTCCTTCCCAACACTTATTCATATCAACAACAAGTGATGGTTGGCATGCAGGTTTAGTTGGTGATAGTGCATATCTTTACACAGGTCAAGGTGTAGAGTATTGGATTGATGGTTCACAACGACCATATCAAACTTGGGTAAGTTTATTTAATACTGCTAGTACACAGAGAGAAGTGCGTTTTACAGTTCCTGTAGATGCACCAGGTAATCTATATGTCTTTGCTTATATCACTGCAGGTATGGGATTAAGATTAGTTAATAGAGGTTATCAATTAGGAGATCTTGTAGATGATTATATTTTTGATGAATCTGATGCATGGTCAAGTACAGCAAGTTATGTTCAATATGATACTGTAAGAAACGCAGGATATATTTACGAAGCAACTGCATCAATAAGTGCAGGTGGTAGTGCACCTACACATACAACTGGTACTACAAGCAATTGGAAATATTTGGCAATCGTAGGAACTTTAGATTATTATAATGGTAGATTCTCTCAGACTCCAGAATATCCAAATGGAACTTATGCATATTATATGACTGAGGATGCTGCAGGTAATCCAACATATCCTTATGCTATAGGTCCGAAATATTATGGTGTGCCTTTATTTGAAGGTAGTACAGTCCCTCCACTAACAACTAACTTCCCAGAAGGTGCTGAGGCAGAAGTTGTTTTGAGCACGACTAATGCAGGTCAACTTGACTATGTTAGGATGACTAAGTTTGGTGATAATTACTTTGGTCCTGCACAAGCAAGAGTTTTAGGTGGTACTGGAACTGGTGCTGCAGGTAGTCCTATTGTACAAACAGTCACAGGTCTTTCTTTATTAAATTCTGGTAGAAATTATGCTACTCCTCCAACTCTTATATTTGAAGGTGGTGGTGGACAAGGTGCAGTTGGTGCTGCTGAAATCGATACACTTGGTAAAGTAAATAGTATTTCTATTGTTAATCC